CCTTTCCAATGCCTGTATACCACGCACGGCGATGCGTAACTCGTCCATGCTCTCGATGTGTTGCAGGTTAGTAAACGTGTCGATGTACTCCTGCAGGGTGTTGCGTAACTCGTATGTGGACAGGGTTCTGTGGCCGGGGTAGCTGACGGGCACGCCCTGACTTATCAGTCTCAATCCATGTTGCGCCAACCTGAGCGCATCGGTTAGGGCACGGCGGCGTGTGTGCTCGTGCCGTTTGGGTGCATCGACGACGGCTAGGTTTTGCTTGATGTGCTTAATCATGTAGTGTAACTGTGCTTCTCTGTCTGTCACTTCCAATACCCTGCAAAGGTTGTTGGAGTGCATGGCTTTCGTCTCATACACCTGCTCGTAGGATGCAAGTCGCCCCTCGGTGGTGTCGTCGAAAAACTGGGCTTCGATTAGCTGATCGAAGAACTCTCGTCTCAGGTAGTTGACTTGTCGCTGTGTGCTGTCGCTGTACTTCTGCGGGTCTAGCCATAACTCAGGCATCTTGGTGTGGTTGTTCCATACAATTTCAGCGACTGTGGTGCGCCAGCTTGTCGCTTGTACCAGTGGAATAAATAGGTCGTTGGTTTCGGCACGCAGTCGGTCGTAGCGATGAGTATCGGCATCGACTCTGAAGTTTGAGCCCTTCAATGAGCGGAATAGTGGTGCGTGGAATGACGCTTCTTGCATGATGCTTTTGTGTTTAATCACTGAGGCAAAGCGGGTTGCCACGTCTCGGTTTGTAGCCATGATTATTCTCCTGTGTAAGTAATTGCGTGGTTGTGTAGGCTTTACTTAATCCCATGGGATTAGGGTTGGTTGTTGCGTTGTCGTTTTATTACTCTTCCCTGTATCCATCAAACCAGCCTTCGCCGTGGGTGTCGTCGCGGCTGCACCATTCCTGCACCTCGTCTAGTGTCATGCCGCGCCCAATGACTTCTGAGGGCTGGCTTTGGTAAAAGCGCACGATGCAATAGGTTTTGTCGTCGTTCATTGTGTTCCCCTTAGTGTTGTTTTGTTAATAGATTGATGTCGATGCCGTAGAACTCTGCATCTGCGCCATGCCCGGCCAAGCGAGTTTTCAAAGTACAAAGCAATCTCTGACTCATTCTCGAAGTCATTGGTCGCGGCTTGAACAAATGAAGCATCGTCGTCCTGAAACCATAAGCTGTCGCCCGTGGTCTGGCAAACGATCTCATATGCCCATCCGTTGCCGTAGCTGCTGACGTGGAACTTGCCAGTTGGCGTGGTGTATTGCATGGCGTGCATAGTTGCCCCTTTCGTAAGTAAATAAGTCGTTGGGTTGCTTAATCCCATGGGATTAGGCGGTGCTGCTATACTGCGTTGGTGTTACGTTTTTAATACGATTTACTACACTATAATTATACCATAGCTGTGTTTTGTGTCAAATGAAGGGGTCGATGGTGGGTCGTAGATTGGCGTCAGGGTTTTGTAAGGTTTCGGACGTTAGTTACTCGTCGGTCAATTACGATTAGTTGCAAGTGAACGGGCACTAACCAATCAAAAAAGTCGAAACGATGGAAAATTTATTTTGTTTTAGATTGAAATGGGCTTAGATTTAGTTGCTTTAGATGCAATTTTAGATTGGAAAACGGCTGCAAGTGATTGATTTTAAAGACTTTAGTTGTAGATTAGTCGTAGATTCTATAACCATTGAAGTACTCGCTAACCTCATTCGTCAGTACTGGCGCGACAGTTATCAATCTAGAATCCAAGTAAAGCACTCAAGTAATTCGTCGCTAATTTGTCGCAGCGCAACATAGCTCATTCGTCGCCCGCGCGCCGCTCGTGATAGTAGTTTGGGGGCGTGATAGTAGTAGATTTTTTCGTTTTTTCTGGACGAAAAAAAGCCCGGCTTGCGCCGGGCTTGGAGTGTTGCGTACTGGATTATTTTGCGATTACCTTCCGGCCTTTCGCGGCCTTGTTGAGCACGTAACCGGCTTCGATCAAGTGCGCGACAATCCGCTGGTGAAAGACTGAATCGGTTAAATACTCGTCCAGTGAATCCAGCCATTCGCTGAACTTGTCCGCATCGGTCTTAACATCGGTAACTTGCTCTGGTGCGGCCTTCGTGGTTTGCTTCGGTTTGCGTCCTGCTCCGCTGGCACGTGCTAGCCCGTGGGTTTCGCGTACCTCGGGTTTCGCGTACCTCACGCGCTGCTGCTCGCATTGCGTGTTTCGGTAATTCCACGGCCTGCGCTGCGGTTACTTGCGCCTCAACTTTTTTGCCGTCCTTGCCGATTACCTCGACGGATACCGGGCACTGCGCTGCAGCATGTAATGTAAGCGCGTCCTTGAATAATGCCTTGACGTTATGGCCGGCGGCCTGAAAATCGGCCTGATACAGTGCCATAACGGCCTCGATGCGTTCGCCCATTGGCAAGGCCGCATTGAGTTGCGCTGCTGCTAACTTTGCGCCTTCTTTGCATTTGTTCAGCATGGTGTTACCTGCTGCGCCTGCTGCCTTGATGCACGTTGCGACATTGACATCACGCGAGATTGCGGTTTCGACTGTTGTCTTTTTGGACATGGTGTTCTCCTATTAGTAAATAAGTAAGTTTAGGATTATGTGACAGTGTTACCTGCCACAAGATCAATTATACACGCGCCACAAATAAACGCAAGTTAATCCCATGGGATTAGCGCGCCGCGCATGATAGTAGTTAGGGGCGCTGCCCTACGTCGTTCGTCCGTCTGGCCACGCGCCACTCGTTGCATATTAGGCAATCCTCAAAAATCGCGCCGCCACGCATGATAGTAGTTGAGCGCCGGCAATAAAAAAGCCCGCTTGCGCGGGCTCTGGGTTAATCGAATATTCCTGCGATGGTTGCGACACAAAATAGCA